AGGAAATTAAGGCTAAAACTGTAGGGTCTAGGGGTAAAGTAGGCAGACCTAAGGGTGATGCTTCTATAATTAATGAGTACAAAGCTAGGATGTTAGCTAGTCCTAAGTCAGAGCTAGTACTACAGACTATATTTGATGCTGCAACTAACGACGAACACAAGAACCAAGCGGCTGCTTGGAAGCTAATCATGGACAGAATACTCCCTGTAGGGGCATTTGAACGAGAGGTGATCAAAGATGCAGGAAGAAGTGCGATTCAGATTAACATCACTGGTGTCGGAAGCACAGAAATTCTTGGAAGCACTGAGGACGGAAGCACAATCGAAGGTGAGTACACTGAAGAGTAGACTCTGTGGTTGTGACTGCGAATGTCAAGAGGAAACCGTTTGAAATACTTCACTAGAGAAGAGTTCAACTGCCAACATACTGGTGAGAACCGTATGGAGGACGAGTTTCTACTCAAGTTAGACCAACTCAGGGAGACTTGCGGTTTTCCTTTTGTTATCACCAGCGGCTACAGAAGCCCTAACCACCCCATAGAAGCTAAAAAGGACGTACCGGGAACCCACGCGCAAGGCATAGCAGCAGACATAAAAATAACAAACGCTGCACATCGGTACACAATAATAAGAGAAGCTCTGTCTATGGGATTTAGTGGTATAGGGGTCGCTGGTGACTTTATTCACGTAGATACACGGGGCACAGTCCCTGTGATTTGGACGTATTCCTAATGCTGTACACTAAGAATGTAAACCTAACAGACACATCAACACAGACTCTAGCTACAATTCCAGATAGTTTTGTAGCACATTGGAATATGTTGTTTGTTTCTAACCTACACAACTCTACTAACGATATTACTGTGTTTGTAGATAAGCCTTCCCCAACTGATGATGTGTACATATATAACGGAACAAACGTATCTGCAAAAGATAACCTGCTAATAGATGGCAACGCTATCTTTGTTTTACAAGGAGGTGACATTATTAAGGCCTCAACAGGCAGTGCAGGTAACGTGGAAGTAGTAGTGACTTTTGATCTTTTGTACTTTCCTTTTAATTTAAACAACTTTAACGGAATATAAGGTGATTACTATTGTTGGTGCTGATTGGTGTGCTGCGTGTCAGAGGGCCAAGAAGTTAGCAAAAGAGTACAACCTAGACTACAAGTACGTACACATTCCTCCGGGTCAAGCTGGGTGGGACTTAGTAGAAGCCGTAAGCGGCAAGAGGAGTATTCCTCAGGTATTTTACCACTTTGGTGGTTCAAAAGAGTTTAGAGAAGCCCTCAACAGCGTAGGAGAACTTACACAATGATTAAACACTTATTTACTATCTTTGCCTTACTAGCAGCACCTGTTGTCTTTGGTAGCACCGTTATCAACTACGACGATGGATCTACGTACACACTAGAAGAAAACCAAGAAATCTACATTAGCACCCCCAACAGTGCGTTGTTCAAGAGACAACTGATGGGTAACAAGGACACGTTCTTTAGAGTACAGAAGCCGTGGACTAAGCGTGACTACGTACCTGTTGAGTCAGATGATTTTGCTGCAGGGTCACACGAGTGGTGTAAGGCGTACATCCCGTGGTCTGAGGGTTTGACGTTTGACATGGTAACGTGGCAACGTGCCTGTGACACCAACAACGACGGTAAGTACGGCTGTGGTGACGAAGGCTTTGATAACTCAGATGACGCTGGAGTTTGTAACTAAAAATAGTGACAGACTTAAACGTACAACTGTTGCCGTGGCAGCAGGAAGTCTACTCTGACCCGACACGGTTCAAGGTAGTAGCAGCAGGACGGAGAACAGGGAAGTCCCGTCTAGCTGCTTGGATGTTAATAATTAACGCTCTACAAACCGATAGAGGTCAAGTTTTTTACGTTGCGCCTACGCAGGGCCAAGCAAGAGACATTATGTGGCAGACCCTGCTAGAGCTAGGACACCCTGTTATCTCAGGTTCGCACATAAACAACCTGCAGATCAAGCTGGTCAACGGGGCCATGATTAGTCTCAAGGGAGCCGATAGGCCAGAGACAATGCGTGGTGTGTCCTTGAAGTTTCTCGTGATGGACGAGTACGCAGACATGAAGCCTGACGTATGGGAGCAGATACTCCGTCCAGCACTAGCAGACCAGAAGGGTTCTGCGATGTTCATAGGTACGCCTATGGGACGTAACCACTTCTACGAGTTGTACAAGTACGCGGAGTTAGGTGACGATGAGACTTACAGGGGCTGGCATTTCACCAGCTACGATAACCCGCTGTTGGACGCCTCTGAAATCGACATGGCGAAGAAATCAATGTCGAGTTACGCCTTTAGACAAGAGTTCATGGCCTCGTTTGAAGCCAGAGGCTCAGAGATGTTCAGAGAAGACTGGATACAATTCGGAGAAGAACCAGAAGACGGAGACTACTACATAGCTGTTGACCTCGCTGGTTTTGAAGAAGTAAACAAAAAACGGACAAAAAACTCTAAACTTGATGAAACCGCAATCGCTGTTGTTAAAGTTAGTCCTGATGGTTGGTACGTTGATAACGTTATATATGGGCGGTGGAGCCTTGACGAGACTGCCACCAAGATATTTCAGGCCGTTAGAGACTACAGACCCATTAGCGTTGGTATTGAGCGAGGAATCGCAAAGCAAGCAGTAATGAGTCCTCTGTTGGACTTACAGAAGCGCTACGGGACTTTCTTTAGAGTCGAGGAACTAACCCACGGTAACAAAAAGAAAACAGACAGGGTTATGTGGGCGTTGCAAGGACGCTTTGAGAACGGTTACGTAACACTAAACAAGGGCGAGTGGAACTCAAGATTCTTAGATCAACTGTTTCAGTTCCCAGATCCTCTGACACACGATGACTTGGTTGACGCCTTAGCTTACGTAGATCAGTTAGCACAAGTGGCGTACCACTACGATTACGAAATTGATGACCACGAAGTACTAGACGTAGTAGCAGGATACTAAAGTGGAAAAAAAAGTTTTCAGAAAGTTTAACACCTATGGCATCTACGCTATTTCTGCCGTAGTGTTTTTTACACTGGGTTACAGCGTAGCAATACTCTAAGGACAATACTATGGCAGAAGAAATTTATAGCCCAGATCCCCTGATGATTGAGGAGTCTCTGGAAGAGTGGGTAATGACCAAGTGTGAAAACTGGCGTGATTACTACGAGTCTAACTACGAAGCAAAGTTTGAAGAGTACTACAGACTCTGGCGAGGACAGTGGGATCCCGCAGATTCCCAGAGAGGATCAGAGCGTTCCAGAATTATTTCTCCTGCGTTACAACAGGCCGTAGAGTCTAACGTAGCAGAGCTAGAGGAGGCCACGTTTGGCAGGGGCAAGTGGTTTGACATTTCTGACGATACTAACGATAAAGACAGACAAGACATCCAGTACCTCAGAAACAAGCTCACAGAAGACTTTGACAACACAAAGGTACGCAAGGCTGTTGCAGAGTGCCTAATTAACTCAGCAGTCTTCGGCACAGGCATAGGCGAGGTTGTCCTAGAAGAAATCAAGGAGATGGCTCCTGCTACTCAGCCTATCATGGACGGACAGTTGCAAGCTGTAGGTGTCAACATCACCGACAGAATCGTTGTTAAACTCAAGCCCGTGTTGCCTCAGAACTTCCTAATAGACCCCGTAGCAACGACTGTAGAAGACGCTATGGGCGTAGCTATCGACGAGTTTGTGTCTAAGCACCAAATAGAACTGATGCAGGAACAGGGCGTGTACAGAGACGTATACGTTGAGTCTGCAGCGCCTGACACAGACCTAGAGCCAGATCAAGACCTCACGATCTACAACGATGACAAAGTTAGGTTAACAAAGTACTACGGACTCGTGCCTCGTGAGTTGCTTGAGGCTGAAGACGTAGAAGTAGAAACTGAGTCTATGTACGTTGAAGCTATCGTGGTTATTGCTAACGGTGGTACACTCTTGAAGGCCGAAGCTAACCCGTACATGATGCAAGACCGTCCTGTAGTTGCGTTCCCTTGGGACGTAGTACCCGGAAGGTTCTGGGGTCGTGGTGTGTGTGAGAAGGGTTACAACAGTCAGAAGGCTCTTGACACTGAGCTACGCGCACGTATCGACGCCTTGTCACTAACTATTCATCCAATGCTCGCTATTGACGCAACTAGGTTGCCTCGTGGAGCTAAACCAGAAGTACGTCCGGGCAAGATGATTCTAACTAACGGAGATCCTCGTGAAGTACTTCAACCGTTCAACTTTGGGCAAGTGGGTCAGATCACTTTTGCACAAGCTCAGGCGCTTCAACAGATGGTACAGCAAAGTACAGGAGCCGTTGACTCTGCAGGTATTGCTGGTCAAGTTAACGGAGAAGCAACAGCAGCGGGTATAAGTATGTCTCTGGGCGCTATCATCAAGCGTCACAAGCGTACCCTCATTAACTTCCAGCAGTCGTTCCTATTGCCTTTTGTAACCAAAGCTGCACACAGGTATATGCAGTTTGATCCTGAAAACTACCCTGTAGCTGACTACAAGTTTAACGCTACGTCTACTCTGGGTATCATCGCTAGGGAATACGAAGTAACTCAGTTGGTACAGTTACTCCAGACGATGAAACAAGACTCTCCAATTTACCCTGTGTTAATCCAGAGCATCATCGACAACATGAACCTGAGTAACCGTGACGAGTTGATTGCATCTATGCAACAGGCGTCTCAGCCAGATCCTCAGGCTCAGCAGATGGCTATGATGGCTCAACAGACTCAGATGGAGTTCCAGCAGAGCCAGACTTCAGCGCTGCAAGCACAAGCGGCTGAGTCTCAAGCCAGAGCAGCTAAGTACGCAATGGAAACACAGTTGCTTCCAGAAGAGCTACAGATTGAAAAACTGGAAGCAATCACAAGAAATCTCAAGGAAGGAGATCAAGAAGACAAGGAGTTTGAACGCCGCTTAAAGGTAGCAGACGCCCTACTTAAAGAAAGACAGATAGAAGGAAAACGTCCTAATGCTAATGACACAAACAGAAATGAACCAGTTTCTCAGCCAAATCAACCAA